GTTTCCGCAATGCGTTTCGGTACGGTCAAGTGGTTCAACGACGCCAAGGGTTTCGGTTTCATCGCGCCCGAGGACGGTGGGGAGGACGTGTTCGTCCACTTTTCTGCGATCAATTCCAAGGGGTTCCGTAGTCTCCAGGAAGGCCAGCGTGTGAAGTTCGAAGTGACCACGGGCCCGAAGGGTGCCCAGGCGTCGGGCGTCGAAATCGCCGCCTGACCGCTTCCGCTTCGTTGGTTCGAAAGGAAACCCCGCGCACCCGCGCGGGGTTTTTTTTGTTCTTCGAGCATTCCTAGGGCTCCAGGCTCGGCTTCGCCATCGTGTTGCGCGTTTGGCGGTGAGGCAGGGGGAGCCGTCGCGCGTCACCGGACGTGGCTGTAGCGCGGCGATTGGTCTGAGCGGGCGCGCCACATGGTTTGAGAACTCCCAAATCCGCCTGAAAAGGGTCTTAAAAGGGCCCTAACTCCTGGCCCGCCGCCGCAGCGTTCAGGCCACGGCTATGGGTACTCCGCCCTAAAGTGGTCCCGGCCGCCGCGAGCCCGCCCAGGGTGGGGAAGAAGGCCCTGGAACCTTCCACCGCCCGCCGCGTCACTCCCCCCCGTCAGAAAAGGCCTGCAGGCTCCACTGCAAGGTCCCAACTGAATATCAGCACCTCCCCGACCTCCTTGCCCTTGCCACCACCGACGGTATAGCGGTGATCGGCTCGCTCCATGTGGAAGCGACTGAAGAGCTGCCGAATGGCCGGGTGGTCGTTGAGGGTCATGATAGCCTTCCCCTGGATACTCCCCAGGCACCGCTCCAACGCCTCGTACTGCTCCCATCCGAACTCGACACCATAGCCCTCGGTCTCCCAATAAGGCGGGTCGATGAAGAACAGCGTGTGCGGTCGGTCGTACTTGGATACCACGGCCTGCCACGGCAAGTGTTCGACGTAGGCGCTGGCCAGCCGCAGGTGGGCGGCAGATAGGGTCTCTTCCAGCCTCAGCAGGTTCAGGCCGGGCGGGACGGTGGTGGCAGTGCCATAGGTCTGGCCCTGCACCTTTCCTCCGAATGCCGATTGCTGGAGGTAATAGAACCGTGCCGCTCGCTGGATATCTGTCAGGGTTTCCGGCCGCGTGACCTTGAGCCATTCGAAGACGCGTCGGCTGGAAAGCGCCCACTTGAACTGGCGGACAAACTCTTCGAGGTGGTGCTGCACGACGCGGTACAGGTTGACCAGGTCGCCGTTGATGTCGTTCAGTACTTCGACCTCAGCTGGTGGCTTGAGGAAAAATAGCGCAGCACCGCCAGCAAACGGCTCCACATAGCATGTGTGATTGGGAAAGAACGCAAAAATCCTATCGGCTAACCGGCGTTTTCCGCCGAGCCAAGGAATGATGGGGAGGGACATCGAGTCTCCGGTTGTGAGATCAGGAGGGGTTACCTTCCCCTTGCCGCACGTGCGGAAGGGGGCTCATCTGATCCACGCCTCATCGTGGTGAGGGTCAGGCTGTTGACGCAGCCTGGCCCCCGACTATCGGTGTCTTTGTTGAAGGCTTTCCCAATGTAAGCCCTGGTAATTCCCTGTGTAATTGGGTGGCTTAGTTGCCGTTGACGTTGCACCAGTAACTGATGGTGGTCGTGCTGCGCAGGACACCCGCGCGGTACAGGTAGAGACGGAGGTAGCCGTGCGAATCCGCCCGCGTGCCGGTGAGGCTCGCGGAGCAGTACCCCGAGCAATACGGGTTGCCGCCCAGGCCGGTCTGCCCGGGCGCCTGGTTCTCGACACCACTGCTGGCCGACCCGACGTAGCTATGGCCTTGCTCGACGGCTTCGAACACGACGGCGTAGTTTCCTGCGGCGTCGCCGGCGGGAAGCCACGTGCCGGAGGCGGCCACCGACCAGCTCGTCGGCGCGTTCTGCATCCGCAGGACCTGGTACGTGCCGTTGGCGAACATCTGCAGGCGAATGTAGGCGCCGCCGCGCTGCTGGTTGTTGGCGGAATACGAGCCGCCGTCAATCGGTAGCGAGTAGGAGGCGGAGCCGTTGGATGCCCAGTAGTTGGTGACGTCCAGGCCACCGTTCTGGAAGTTGATGTCCGCGCGCTTGCTGCCGTACTTGATGTTGGCGAAGCGAATGGGCACGCCGCCCTGGAGGAGGCCCCCGGGCGCCGGGCCGTCGCCCACGGTGTCCGGGGCGAACAGGGACTCGAAGCGCACGCCGGCGTAGTAGTAATCCGTCACGGACTACGCCTCGGGCGGCATCGGCGGCGGCAGGGACTGTTCCGCGTCGTACAGCTTCGCGAACGCCGCCTTGATGATCGCCACCGCGCCGGCGCACGAGATGGTCGAGAGGTCCGCGCCGGTCACCGGGTCCGTGCCTTCGCCAAAGCACTGCGAGGCAATGCCCGAGAGCGTCACGCTCAGCGGATACGCGTCACCGCCCGGGCCGAGGTACTCGTCGCCGCTGTACAGGCACGGGGTGCCGGCGAATACGATGCGAGCATCGCCCGCCTTCGGGTCGTAGAGCATGGTGGTATGCAAGGCGATCACCTCGCAGGTAATGCCCGAGGCGATGTCTTCGATGCGAGGCTTCATGTGCGCTTGCGCTCCAGTTTCTCGATGCGGCGCAACAGGGCCGCGTTCTGCTTGACCACTTCGTCCACGCGTCGATCGGCGTCGAGCGCGCATTCGAGGGCGAGGCCCGGCTTATCGACGGAGAGACGCGTCACCTGCTTGCCCATCAGCCGCTTGTGCGGGCGTGAGAATTCGCGGATGTGCTGCGGCGCGAACCTCAGGAGCAGCTGGGCGATCACGCCGGTGTCGGCCTGGCCGTCGTGCTTCCAGTTCCACGAGGAATAGACCTTGCGCACGCGAGCGGCGATGCCGGCGGATACCGCACGGCGCTTGATGTTCGTCTTTTCGCGGCGGTCGGAGACGTTGAAGCCGCCAATGGCCGTAATCCGCCCGCTGGCGGTCATGTTGCCGGCCTGGTCGAACGTGTGCGTGTTGGCGGTGCCGCAATGGAAAACCAGCTGCGCATTGCCGCCGGCGGCGTAGGCGTCGATGCCGGCGATGTGTTTGCTGCCCCAGTGCGTAACGCGTGCGATCATGTACGCGGAACCGTCGTTGCCCGCGTCGATCTGGAGGGCCGGCATGCGGCTCGCGTTCCAATTGGCGAACGAGCCGCCGATGCCGTTCGCATTCTGGCCGTTCAAGCCAACGCGCACCGGTGCGTTAGGCGGGGAGGCGTTATCGACTTGAACGAGCGAAAGCGAGCCACCTTGCGAGAGTTCGAGGTTGCCGTTGCTGCCACGCACAACCACCTGACCGGAGGTGCTGTTGGTGCCGGCAGGCCGCAGGTAAATGAGACTGCCTGACGGGTTGGCACCGCTCGTGCCCAGCACGATCGCGTCACCCTGAGAGTAGATGGTGCGATCTACGCTGACGTCGCCATAAGCATAGAAAGTCCCGGTGGATCGACTAATTGCGACACAGTCGCGAAGGTACGTTCCGACGTCATTGAACGCCTGAATCACGAAATCACTTCCGGCGTTGCCGGCGCCTGTTTCAGTGTTGACCGAACCAGTGAACGACCAGCGGTTTTGTCCGCCCTTTTGATAAATGAGGGCGTTGTTGCTAGATGGTGCGGCGTTGAGCCGAATGGTTGCCGACGTGCCTTCCGGTGGGGCGACGTCGAGCCATCCCGTCATCGTGTCGCCGGCCTTCGAAACCTTTCCATCCAGCGATGACTGTAGGCCCGCCACGTCCGCGATGGCATGCCCATGCCCGACGTTTGACTTTCCGTCCAACGCGGTCTGAAGGGTTTTGACTACAGCGGAAACGAAGGCTGTGCTCGCGATCTGCCCATTGTTTGTTCCGGCCGCAGCTGTCGGGGCCGTCGGTATGCCCGTAAGAGCTGGCGAAGCCTTGGGAGCAAGCAGGCCAAGGGCATCCGATAGCCCGGCAACCAAGAGGATGGTTGAAGGAAAGGTTGCCGGCTTGTTCTTGATCGCGCCCCACTCGACACCGGCGCCCGTGATGGCTGCAATCGCATCGCGCAACTGGGTGTTCGACGACGCGTCCAGCTCCATGCCGGCATCTGTGATGACGGCAATGATTTCCTCCTGGATCGCGTTAAGAGCATCGGCGTCAACCACGGTGCCCTGGACGCCGGCCAGGACGTCGGCATTATGGTAAAGCCCGTCAGATGTATTGATGCGGCGCATGCGTTACTCCACGAAATCGCACTGCGTGTGCGCGGGCTTGAGGTCGTTAAAAAGCGCCTTTAAGGCGGCGTCGTCGCCGCCTATCGGCCGTGTGTTGATGGTGACGTCCCAGACGAACACCACGTCTTCGCCGTAGAGCCGTTCCCCACAACGGCTGATGCCGCACCGGAAGGCCCGCGGCTCACTGATCGTGATGCCGTAGCCTTGGCTTGCCGCCAGGCGCACAAAGTAGGCGCGGGATATGCCGCCAAGCTCGCCCATCTTGGCCAGCACCACCTGGATGCGCTTAGCCAGGCTTTCGCTAGGCGCAGGCGTGAGGGCATACAGACGTTCCCAGCTGACGACGTCGGAATCCGCCGAGGCGGGATGCATGCGGGCCAGTAGCGTGTCGCCGCCGTCGCGCGCCGCCTGAAGCGCGGCCGCCTCGGCATCAATCCAGGCGGACAGTCGTTGTCCGTTGGGATCGTAGGCGACAGGCGGTAGCAGCGAACGCAGCAGTTCGGCAAAGACGCTCACATTAGCTCCAGCGTGACGGCGCCCAGGCGCAGCCATTGGACTTGGCTGGCGTCGACCGTCGCCTCCACATTGGCGGCCGGGCTGATCAGCTGACGATCGATCACCCCGGAGATACCTGACAACGCCGCCTCACCGCGCGAGCGGTAGTACGTGTCGCCGGGAGCCAGGTTGGCAAACAGTGCCGCGAGCTGGGTCTTCGCGTCAGTGAGCGCATCCGCGAGCTGGTAGCCCGCCGTGAGTTCCACCTTGGCATCGTGGTCCACGTTGATGATGGTCGGCGCGAACACCAGGCAGTTCCAAGCCGTGACCGGCCGCTGGTCATCAATGTAGGTCTGAACCTGGGCGATCAGCTCATCACTGGGCAGGCCATCGGGCCCCACGATGACGATGTCGACCGTCCCCAGTCCTCGGCGCAGCGGATACACGTATGCCGACGCGACGCCCGGTATGGATTCCGCCCAGCGCTTGTAATCGTAGTGGTTGCCGCCCGCAGGGGGGCGCCTGAGGAGAGTCAGGTAGCGATCAAGCAGGCTGGCTTGCGATTCGATGTCCGAGCCGCTGGCCAGCGCTGTGCTTACCACCGCTGCTGCGTCGATGCCCAGGGGCGGGCTCGTGATCGTGGCGTTGCCAATGATCCCATTGGCTGCTGCTCCGGCCACGGCCGCCGCAATGGGCACGATGGCCGTGCCATCGGCACCCACCGGCGTGTCCAAGACGGTTACAAGCATGGTGCCGTTGACATGACGGACGCTGCTACCCGCTGGCAGCGTCGTTCCGTAGATGCCGGTGACGCTCAACTCGCCTGTCGCCGCGCGGGCTGGCTTCCGGCTCAGACCACGCTCAGCGGCATACTTGATCAGCTCGGCGAGATCGGCGGTATCAGGGAAAATCTGCCTGTATAGCCATGCCTGGTACTGATAGAGCCCCTCGATGGCGGCTGCGTCGGCCGCCGCGCGCACGTAGTTGTCGCTATCGGTGCTGACGTCGGCTTCGTCATCCTGGCTACTGATGTCACGCAGGATTCGGTCGCGAATGGTCTCAAGGCTTTGCGTGGGAAAGGTCATTTAGATCACGCGTACCCAGTGATTGAAGGTCTGTTGCTCGCCGCCCGCTTCGGTCACGTCGACATCGAGCTGCAACCATCCGGTGGACGGCGAAGACACCGAGACGTCGATCGCGCTGGCTCGTCCATCCGACAGAAGGCCCTGTAGAGCGTCCAACGCGTATTCCCGCGCCAGGATGCGGACGCGCGGGACATCCTTCTCACGCTGCAGCTCGTGCAGGCGGCTGCCAATGGTGGGGACTGCCCACCAGCTCCCGAGGGGGATAACGAGACGCAGATACACGGCGTTGGCCAGCGTCGTGATGCGCTGTCCGCTTAGGTCGCCTGTTCTGGGATCAATGCCCGTATCCATGGCGGCATGTTGCGTCGCGCACGCGCGGGGCACATATTCAAGCGCTTGTTAGTAACGCCATCACTCTTTCTGATTCGGTGGCGCAGTCGAACTGCCGCTGACCGGGTGAGTGTGACCATCGTAGATCTGGCGATCATCGGCCATGGCACGGATGCCATCACTGACGTCGCCATCGGCGTGCGCGTCATTCTCGACGTTCAGATCCTGGCTCATCTCCACGAGCGGCGTCTCGAACCGGACCTTGGTGCCGGCTTTCACAAGCAGGGTTTCTGTAACGACTTCGATGATCCGACCGCGCTGCATGTGCACGTGGTCTCCCTCGTCGGTGTAGATCGCGACTTCGCCTGGCTGCAGCTGGATGCGGTAACGGCCGTCGATGCTGGCGATGATCACGCTATGCCCACTGTCGCCGCCAACGGGAAGCAGGATCACCTCGGAGCCGGCGAGGGGCGCGCTAGACAGTCCGTAGTGCTGCATGAGTTCAGCCGCGACGGCTTCACCAGCCAAGCCTTCGACCTGGGCAGTCGGTAACACGGCGGTGGCGTCCAGGCGACTGAGCTTGCCCCGAAACGCCATGCGCACACGTTGACCGGCTCGCTCCGCGGTTTGCCGCATGACTTGGGTTAGGCGCTTCACAGGCCGAAGTACTCCGTGGGTTTCTTCTGCTTCTTTTGCTTGTTCTGGTGGGCGTTAACTATCCACGTTTTATCTTCGCGAAAGCGCAGTTCGGTGGTCGCTCCCTCTCTACGCGTCAAGCGTAGCGTGCGTGCCATGAGGAAATAGGTGCCGTTGATACCGTGCGGTTCGCTGATCAGGTTGACGCGCTGGCCAGGCGTCCAGACCGCCCCACCACTGGCGCGCCAACCCTTAACCTTTACTCGTGCCTCAAATGCATCGAGCTTGCTATCCGAGAGCAGCTTGTCGACCCGGTCCCTGGCGAGGTCGCTGGTATCACAGCCGCTGTCGATGACCACGCGGGGCCGGAAGATGCCGCGAGCGGTCAGTGCGCTGTCGCTGACCTTAGCCGCGAGCGTGGTGCGATCCTCGCCCCAACCGCTGCCCTGATACGCGCCATGCTGGCCCAACACCGTGATCTGACTGTAACGGTCAGCGATTGATCGCCGCACGCTCATATCCTCAATGTTGTTGTCGTCACTGTCGCCCTGGCGCATGACCAGGTCGCCCACTGTGGCTGCGGCGTAATCAGGACCGCCGACGACCAGCGTGCCATCGGGATCGACCCACGGCCAGAGGCCGTTGGCCTCGGCTGTAAGCAGGAGCGCTTCCCATGCTGTCTGCCCTGGGCTGACCTGCACCTGTTTGCGTAGCTTGGCGATGTCGCTGTCCAGCCGGACCTTGCTGATGCCCATGGGCTTCACGACCTGGTCGATGATCTGCTGCAAGGTGGCTTCGCGCATCGCGACAAACGGGCTTGAGCAATCCACCAAGGTTCCGGCTTTGTCGCGGCCGGTGATGCGCACGGCGTGGCCACGCCGGCCTACCTGGTGTTCAACCTCATCCAGCGTGCCGGTCAATACGGCATCGCCGTCCAGATCCAGGGTGCACGGCGCCCCCTCGACGACTGTCGCCGGCAAAGTTATGCCGCTACGCGTGAAAAGCTCGAGCTCGAACGCATCGGCGGGCGTCAGCAGGTCGCTATCGACCGACCAGCCCGTCCAGGTGTCGTTGACGACGCCGCCCACCGACAACCGAATGTTCGGACTAGTTGGCATATGCGTTCAGTACCTGACCTGCGGCGACGCTGTAGGGCGTCACGAGCTGCGGGTTAAGTCGAAGCAGCTCGTTCGCTCGTGTGTTGTCGCCGTACCAAAGGAAAGCCAGACGGCGTAGGCACTGCGTCGAGGGCGCTACACGCTGCACCATCGGAGGCTTGATATTGATTACCGCATTGGCCGACACCTGGACAACCTGGGCAAGTTGGCGGAGCGGCTCGATGACCGCCAGCGCTGCCTCCACGCCGAACAACTCACGGTGCATGATGATCGCCGATTGCAGAAGCGAGCGCGCCTGGGCGGTCAAGGCATCGACGTCACTGGGCGTCAGGCTGGGACTATCAAGCTCTTCGTCAAACACGCTGCAGACCGCGTCAGCGAGAACCATGGCTTGCTCTGTAATCAGGTAGGCGACCAAGGTGAGGCCCACGGCGTTGACGGCGTCCACAGGGAGACCATCTGGCAACTCGATGGCAGTGCCACCGGCCGCGCCGCCGTTCGCGCCGGCATTGGTATCCGAGGTGCCGGCGTACAGCGTTGGCATAACGCCCTGGCGGGAGCACACGAGGGCGACCTGCCACGCGCGGACCGCCATGGCTGGAAGGTTGTCCTGCCCGGGCACGGTCTGCGGCAGCGCATTGCCCGCCAGCAAGGATGTTGCATCGGTGGGCATAGCAAATTCAATGTCATCACGGGCCTCGGGGAGCACGCGATTCGATCCTTCGCCCACGACGGGGTCGAACGTCGGTGCGACACCGTCGGCTAACACGGCAAGGCCACTGAGCGTGCCGAGGATCTGACTGCGCAGCTGCGCGTACTGCAGGGTGATTCCTGGCTGGCCGATCACGTTCTCCATCAGCCCGGTCCATCCGCCATCCGTCGCGTTACGGACGTTCGACACGATTCCGACCACCTGCGCGAGTACACCGCGCACCGCCGAGGCATACGAACGAACCTGACCCAGGACCGCCTTGCCGGAGGCAATCGCAGCGGCAAGGCCGCTGAGCTGCTGCGTACTCGCCACGGCATCGGCAGTGGTCACGAACGTCCGCTGGAAGAACTGCGGGTCATCGCCCGACTCGATCAGCGTGAGCGCTACCTCAGCCCAGTCCGGCGTCTCCGCGCCGTCCCGAATCCGGTAACGCTCTACATGCACAGTGACGCTGCCGTACACCGGGTGCACAAAGGCGGCATCATCTGCCGAATCCAGCGCAACGATCAGTTGCTGCAGCGTCGTCTCGTAGTTATCGCCCCAACACACCACCTGGACCTCAAAGCGGCGCGCATCGCGGCCGAGATCCTCGATGGATTCGCCGTCACGATAAGGCACGCCATGCTGGGCAAGGGAGCGACTGACGTCCAGCTCCGTAGCGATCACGTCGATAGCGACCGAGCGGAAGCTTGCCGGCAGGAGGTTGTCTTTCCAGCTCATCCGCGCCTCGCGTCACGCACCTGTCGATCAACGACTTTGGCGTGTAGTTCGTCTGTGTCCGATGTGACTTGGATCTGGAGTGGCTTGCCCAAGAGTGGTTCGAGCAGGCGCGCCGCGTCGTTGAATAGACGAGCAGCCTCCTGCATCTGGCCCCCGGTCGACGCGTTGGCATCGCCAGTAGCGGCCGGGTCCAGCCGTGAGGCGGTCGCTTCTGCCCAGGTGCCGACGGAATCAGACAGGCGCGGCGAGAGCCAGCGCGCGGCCGGCGAACGCGCCACATCGCCGATCAACCCTGCCGCTTGTGCGGTCTGGGCGGCGTCCGCCTGCTCCGCAGGGATCTGGCGCGACACCCAGGCCTCATAGTCTTCCACGCTCGTTTTGCCAGGAGCGGCGTTGGCACTGTCGACCCAGCGCCCATAGGGCATCTCGCTCGTTTCGATCTGATTGCGCCGGTCGAGCTGGGCATCGTTGATGCCCAGGCGCTTCTTATCACGCTCCCGCTGGTCGGCCACCAAGGCCGCGTCCTGGGCGTCGGCGATAGGCTTCAGGGCATCGTTCACGGCCGCGACACCGCTGCCCAGGGCGAAGGCCGGCAGCAGGTCCATCATAGCGAAGCCCCGAGCGCCGGCAGCAACCCGTGCGACGCCCGTGGCGGCGCCTGCGGCACGACCACCGGTCGCCGCCTCAGCCGCGATTTCTGCGGCGCTGGATGCCGCACTACCCATACCCGAAGGCGCGCCGCTCCAGTTGGTGACAAACACCGGTGTCACGCCAGCACTTTCCTGCAGCGCGCGACCAACAACGATGTTTTTCACCGTGTCGGCACTGCCACCTAGTAGGCCGGTCAATTTGCCCAAGGCTTTGTTGCCGCCCCACTTGGCCAGGCGACTGCCGTAGAAGCCGCCCACACCCAGGGCCGCTGCGCCGCCCAGGAGTTGGCCACCGCTTAGACCTTTGTCATCGAGCAGGTACTGCGCGGCGCTGGCCAGCGCCTGGTTCACGGGTATGGCGGCCTTGTCCAGGGCCTCTCCTACCGTGGCTTTCACGCGCCCGGCAGTAGCCGTGGCGCTCTTACGGTTCTCATCGAGCTGGGCCGGGTCGAAGTCCGTCACGGTGCTAATCTGTTTACCGTAGTCGCGCGCCTGCTCGATGCGCCCTGGCTGCAGGAAGGCGCGGAAGTTGCGCTGCGTATCGAGGTCGGCCTCACCGATCACAGCCTGCAAGAAGTCGGAACGTCGACTATCCGTCGTAAGTTTCTGATACCGCTTGCGCAGATCTTCCATGACGGTGAAGGGATCGCGCGTAGCGCCCTTCTTATCGAAGAAGTTCACCCCCGTCGTCTTGGTGACCTGCGCCCGGTACTTGCCATTGGTGAACATGCGCAGCCCCGACTCAGCCAACGTCGCCAGACGCTCGGGTTGCGATTCGATGTTCGATAGCGCTTCGATGTAGCCGATCGTCTGCGGGTAGTTCAAGCCCGCCTGCTGGGCGGCGCCGCCGACACGGGGAAAGATATTCGGCAGATCTGGCAGCTCGGCGCGACCAAGGCGACCGCCGACCAAGCCCTGGGCGAGCAAGCGATTACTTACGCCGCTCTTCGCCAGGTCCTCATTGAAGATGGCGGCAGCCGTGACCTGATAGTCCGCCAACTGCCCTTGATCGGCGCCACTAATCGTAGACGCAATATCAGCGGCGTTGGACGCAGGCTTGGCCTGCTTATAGTTCAGACCCGCCGCCACCAGCTGACCCATGCCACGATCAATGGCATCCGGATCGTTACCGTTGGCGCGAGCCATCGCCCAGCGCGTGCGCCGCCAATCATCTACATCCGCAGCGCTCATGTCGGCGGTCTGACGCAGCTGGATGTTGGTGCGGTCCAGCCGCGCGCTCGAGCGCAGCGTCTGCACCGCGCCTGCCCCGATACCCAGTGTGGCCAGTCGACCACCGACGCCACCTAACACCTTATGCAAGGCATCGAACTCGCGGCGTGCCGCGCTGGCCATGGTGCGCAGTGCGCTGGTTGACCGCAGCGCAAGCATGCGCAGTCGGTCCATGCCACGGCCCGCACGCTCCGCCTCGGACGTGGACCGGCGTAACTCGCGCGCGTCGTCCTGCAAACCGCGCTTGATGGCTTCGGTGGCCCGCTGCCCCTGCGTGCCCACGCGGTCCATCGTGCCACCGAATTTCTTGACCTCGGCGCCCGCTTCGGAGGTGGACTGCTTGACCTCCTGCCACTGACCGTTTTGCCAGCGCAGAGCCTGCTTGGCCTTGTTGCCCGTGGCGGTGGAAGTCTTGCCCAGCTTGTCGACGGCGGCCGTTTGAGCATCGACCGGACCGCTTCCCTCGCTGCGCGCCCGTACGGTGAGATTGACGCGCATGTCGCTCATCGGGCTTCTTTGTTCCTCAGACTCTTGTAGGTCTTGGTGGCGGGCTTGCCGCGACGGCTGATGAAGTCCAGGCGGACCTCTATCTCGGGCTTGGTCATCTGTCGTACTTCGTCAATGCGATAGCCCTGCTTAACCAAAACGTGTTCGATCAGCCACCAGTTTCGGAGTTCGCTTCTTCGGGCGGCTCGCTCAGCGCTTTTCCCAACGCTTCATCGGCCACCTCCAACAGGCCCAGGTCGATCTCGCTCAGCTCATTACTCAGCAGCTCGATGGTCAGGTTTTCAGCAGGGATATCCCCGAGTTGGAGAAGCTGCTGGCGATAGCATTCCAACGCCTGGAGACGGATCGGGCCACTGGGGTATGCCTTCTGGGCGTTGATCAGATCGCCCGCCATCGGTACGCGCAGCGTGAACTTCTTGTGCCTGGTGCCGGCGAACAGCACGCCGATCTTCAGCTCGCGCGAAATGGTCAGGCCTTCCCAACTCTTGGTGTTTGACGTGGACATAAACGGACCTTCAATGATTGTTTGGGATGGCAATAGCCAGCTCGTCTGGCCGGGTCCCTGAGTTGCTTTTTGTCTTGGCCGTCACGCTCATACCGGCTCAGTGAGATACAGGGTCTGATTACCTACGGACTTTGTGTCGTGCGCGGCACGCCGTATCGCCGAAAAGTTAGTGCACGTCCACGATGTAACAGGTGCTATTGCGCTCGGGCGTATAGATCGTGTTTTCGATCTGCCAGCTGGCAGTGCCGTCGCGAGGGGCGATGAAGGTGGATAGCGGGCTCTGGTAAAGCATCGTGCCACCACGGGTGCAAACCAGTTGCTGCTGCGCTTCCGGGAGATCGCAGCTGGCCAGCAGAACGCTGGCCAGCACGATCGCGAGTACCGGGAGGCGGACCAGGGGCGGCCGCATCACTCGGTGTAGTAGTTGAGGGCGGCCAGCTGCAGCTCGCGGGTGGCTTCGTTGTCCAGGTTGTACGTGCTGCCCTTCGTGACCAGGTGCACACCCGTCCAGGTCTCGCGAACGCCGCCGCCGTCCTGGGGATACGCGGTGACCTTGCCGTCGATCAGCGTGCTCCAGTTCGGCTCGCCGGTCTTCGGGATAGCCACGTTCACGGTGAGCGCATAATCCGCGACACCCTTGGACGTGCCCAGCGGACGACCGCTGGAGTTCATCGTCTTCACGACCTTACGGTTCGTGTTCTCGGTCGTGCTGAGGCTGACCACTTCGTACTCGGTGCCGTCGATCTCAAGCACGATCAGCCCAACATAGGTATCTGCCATGAATTTCTCCGTTTAGAGGATGAGGTTGATCACGCCTGCGAAGACATGCAGGCCATTGACCACGTCGGCAGGGATCGACGCGACGAGCCAGCTGGCATCGGTCGCGCTCTTTTCGACGATAAGCCCGTCGGCGTTGGCGTCGACGTTCTCCACGATTTCGAGCGTCTCGCACTTTTTCAGTACGTCGAGCAGTTCGCCACGGACGGATGCAGCAATCCGGGCCGTGTTCTTTGCGCGCGGAAAGCGCAGGGCGACGCGATCGCGGCAGGCCTGGCGCACGTAGTACAGGGTCCGCATGGTGGTGATATCCAGCAGCGACACATCAGCCGTGCCGGTAGCGGACTTGGTATAGGTGCTGATGGCACGGACGATCTGCACGACTTCACCCGGACCGACCTCAAGCGGCGTTACCCCGTTGAGCAGGGCCGTTTCCTGTTCGTTCCGTGACAATCGATCGGCAATGGCCGGCACCGGGACGCCGCTCAGCGCAAGGGTGTTCAGCGGACGTGCCGGGTCACTCTCACTGGCGATCACGGCGGCGTACGCGGCAGCCAGCTCGGCTGGCGTGTAGGTGGTCCCGGGCAGCAGCGCAAGCGTGACCGGTCCACTGTTGAGAGCGGTGGCTAGCGTGGTAGCCGAGGTCAACGTGCCCACCACGGCGGCGACGCCCAGAAGAGGCTTCTGGTTGATCGAGTTGGTCACCTCTTCGATATGTGTGCGCATCGCCGTAAGGGCGGCGCTGCTCTGCCATGCGGATACCACCTGGGTGTAATCACCTGTCGCCGTGGCATCGAGTGCCGCCGTGATATCGGGTTCGGCGTCGTCGTCAACCGAGATCCCTACGAGGGACAGCTGCAGGTAACGGTTGGCCTTGATGGCGGCGGCCACCATCGCCTGGGCAACGGTGCTTCCCGTCAGTGCCAGCGCGCTCTGTGCGTCGTACACCACGGTGGCCACCAAGGGAGCCATCGTGCCGGCGGCGAGCAGGGGCACGACCAGGAGAAGCGACTGTGCGTTGGCCGGCAGCGTGTTGACCGCCAACGATGTGTTGAACTCGATGTACGTACCCGGTTTACGGGTGCTTGCGGGAATGGTGTTCAGGGTGATGGTCATTTGGCGGCGCTCCCAGACTTCGAGTTGGCGGTGGTATCAGGCTCACTGGCAGGCGTGAGAGCAACGGGCTTGCTGGTCGCCTTACCCGGGGCGAGCACTAGCTCTCGTGTCTCAAGCCGTCGGCGGTAGTAAATGGAATCAGGCACGTCGACCGGCTCGCTGCCGATAAACGCGCGCTGCTTTTCGAGGGGCACCTTCAGGCCCTCATTAGCGATGACTCGCGGCATTACGTGTTCTCCAGGGGGACGTGATCCGAGGCGTCGATGAAGTCGTCGCCGGGCTTGAGGTAGTAGTTGAGGTCGATGCCCAGGAGGGGCTCGGCGGCATCCTCGGGCACGGTCCAGTCCGCCTTGATGGCGAAGCTCTGGCCCAGCACGCTCAGGTAATCGCGCTCGGTCTTGCCGTTGACCAGGTTGTTGTATGTCGTGGGTACGAGGCCATCGGCGGACAGGCCCGCCGCCTCGTTGCTCGGGTGAAAGTCGGTGAGCAGGCGCATGCAGCTATCCCAGAGCGCGTAGCTACCCATCTGGCCTGCAGTGCCCATGCGGGTTTCTGCCTGGCCCCGCGCCTGTCGCACAAAGATGACCAGGCGGACCACGCCATCGAAGTTGAAGCGGCGGTTGCTTCGCCTGGTGAACTTGCCGCTTGGGACCAGCACAAGCACCGCCATCCCGGCAGCGGCGACCTTGGCCAGCAAGTCGCCGTCGGAAAGCTCGCCGGCATAGCCCGCCAACTCGATGCGCGACGACGTTTCTTTCAATGTCTGGAGCCGACCCAGTACGGCGGCTTCGATAAGGTCAAGCATCAAAACCTCCGCAGGGTGTGGCGGGAGAAAACGCGGGGGTTGCTGATCACGGTGGGCGCGCCGCCCGTGTCACCCTCGGATACGTCATTGGCGGCGTCTTCGTCCATCAGCGCCTTGAGTCGCTTGATCACGTCCTGATAGCGCAGCCGCACGGTGCTGTCGGCATTGCCAGCAGCGTCGTACAGGTGATAGCGCGCCAGTTCCAGCGCGTCGTCCTGCAGCCAGATCGGCGCGTCGGCCGTCGGCGCACGGAAGCGCAGGTAATAGGCAAGCTCGGTGGTGGCGCGGCCGCTGACGGTGTCGATACGGCTCAGCGCGCTCTGGGCCGATAGCTTCGCGGCATCGTCCCACTGGGAGAGGTCATCGCCATTCGCAGCCATCGACATCTGGTCGGGGGTCAGCGGGTCCAGCCATTTGGGCACGGCGATGGCGGCGATCTCTTCGGCGCCAAAACGTGTCACAAGCTGAGCGGCGGTGATGTTCATGGGTTCCTTCAATGCACCGCCCAGGCTCTCCTGGGCGGTGTGGCTACGCGTGCTTACGCAAGCAAGCGTCGGGGGGCGTTACAGCCAGGGACTGACGAGGATCGTCAGGCGGCCCGCAAGGGGGTTGGACTCGCCGCCGTTGACCAGCAGGCTCTTCAGGAGGGCGGCGGCCGCAAACTCCATGGTGGACGGCACGACCAGGACGCTGGGATTGATGCCCAGCTTGCGGTCGTTGTCGCCGACACGACCGGTCATCGCCGTAATGGCCGCTTCGAGGTTCGCTGCATTCAACGGCTTGTTGGACGAGTAGGCCTGCTGCCAGAAGCCGTAACCGGCATTGCCGCGTGCGTCGACGCCATAGACGTATTCAGCGCGGCTGAAGACGTTTTCATCCGTCTCCGCCACCTGGGCGACGAAATTGGGCTTCTTGCGGTCCTGGAAGATCAGCGGCTTCAGTGCGCGGCGCGTATCCAGCACGTACCAGGCGGGACCGCCGTCGGCGACGTCATCGACGTTGCTCTGGTTGACCGGCTTGCCTGCCGCATTGAGCACCGGATGGTTGGTGGCAAAGAACGGCTTGCCGTCGTAGCACTTATCGGTGCGGCCAGCTGCCAGCAAGCTGAACACCAGCTCGTCGGGGAACTCGCCCGCGCTCTGGCCCATCTCGGTCATCATCGGGCTGTAGACGCCGTACTGGTCATCTTCGATGGAAGCGCGGGGAACGCCCACGGTGAGTTCGAACGGCTTGTTCTTGACTGTGTATCCATGGCTCTGGATGCCGTTGACCACGCGATCACCGATCCACTCGCGCATCTTGGGGAACTTACCCAGCCAGCCGTATTCCTCGGCGCCGGTCGTGCTGGGCACGACGGTGGCGATCTGGGTGTACTGACTCGGTGCCGTGCCCAGGCCGCCTGCAAAGGCGGCTTTAAAGGCGATAAACAGGGTCTTGAGGTTGCCTGCGTTAACGATCATGGGTGCGAGGCTCCTTAAGCCGCTTCGACGGTGATGGGATAGCGGCCGACATCGACCCACACGCCTTCGTCAGTGATATCGACGACGACGCCGGCGATGGCAGTGCCCGTACGAGCCACGGTGCTGTCGTCTTCGACATAGGCGACGGCGCCGATATCCAGACGTGTGCACGCACTGGTGGCCGAGTTGTCGAACGCAAAGCAGTCGCGGCGAAGGCTGGCCTGCAAATCGCCGTCGGCGCCTTTGGAGTTGTCGACGTCACATTCGTTGACACCGACGACGTTCCGGCCGGCCTTGGTCGCGGGCACGGCGAAGCCCGTGGCATTGAGTGCCACCAGGCCACCGGTGAAAAGGAGCGTGGCGGCGGCGACAACGTGTCCGACCTGGTCGCCGTTGCGACGCGGCGTCAGGCGGCCCTGGGTGAGCTGGGTCATGGGTATCTGTCCTTACTTGGTGGCTTTGGTAGCCAGGAAGGCGGCGGGATCAAGGCCGGTGGCCTGGCACACGGCCAGCTCTTCGGCGTTGAGGGCGGTTTCGGTGGCGCCGCCGGGCTTGTCCAGATCCTTCTGGTCGGGCGCAATGACCGCCGCAACGTTGACGTAATCCTTGAAGCGAGCCAGGCCGGCCGAGTCCGAACAGCTGGCACGGTGGTAGGCCTCGGTGGCGGGCGTGATCTTGCCGGCCGCCAGGGCACCGCTGATCGCGGTATCCACGGCGGCGGTGTGTTCGGCGGCATCCCGGGTAGCCAGCGCCTGTTCGGCGTTGACAGCACGGGCCTGCAACGTGTCGTAGTCCGACCGAGGCACGAAGCGTTCCAGGCTGGGGTTCTCGCTGTTGGCCGCTTGCGCGGTCTTCAGCTGGGTGATGGCGGCAATAGCCGCCTCATCGGTTGCGTCGGCGGTGAGGCCGAGCGCACCCGCAATCGCTGCGGATAGGGCCACAGGTGTTTCCTCGCTGTTGAGCGCCGTCAGGCGCAGGTTGGGAGTGTTGAGAATTGCCGCACTGACCAGCCGCGCGATGCGCTTGGTGGTCGGGTCGTAGTCGAAGACGGGGCTGAGGTACTTGTACTCGCGGTTGAGGACCTGCTGACCACCGCGCGGGGTCCAATCCACCTGACCCCAGAGCGCTCCGTCGCGGGACTCCAACTGTTTGATCCATGCGGCGGCCGGCGCGTCGCCGCCCGTGGGTGCCTGGAGCTGGGTCGCATGGTTCCAGTCGATGACGACGTCGAGGCCACGCTCGCCAAAGGTGGCAAGCACCTGGTCGGCAGCGAGCTGGTCGAAGACCCAGCTGCGGCCGTCAAGGCCGGTGACGTTGGGTCCGGCCGGAATCAGCTCCACCCACTCGGGAGCGGCGCCATCGACGGCGGCGAGTTCGACATTAAGAGCGAGGTGAGTTTTGCGTGGCATGGGGCCATGTTCAGCCCCGCGCGCGCAGCCCCGTTATTCAAGGGCTTGTTATAAAACCGGCATGCCCCTCGGAAGGGCTTTTTGCCAGAAAACGACCTGGCAGCCGGCAGGTGGGATGCCGAGACCGGGCAGGCATCCCCTCCATGGCATTTAAAACGCATTTTAGAGCCCGGCGCCACCCCCTTCCGGTATCTCTGCCGTCACCCACCCCCTCGCAGGGCGACCACGGGCGTTTTAGGCGATGGCTCCTCCGCCCGAATCGCTGGCACCGAAATCCTCCAGGATGTAATCCCACAGCACATCGAGGATGTCCTGCTCATCCTTGGCGCTCAGCCCGAGGTACGGGCGTGCCGGAATCTCGGTTTCATGCGCACCTATCGTGACGTCCTGGACGAAGTTGGCGTGCTTGGCCTTGACGAAGCGATGGCCCACCTCGCCGCTCTGCTTGTCCTGGCGGAAGTTCACCGTGCCCTTGCGGGCGGCGTGGTGCACCTTGCCACCGAGCTGCTGGATCGCACCGTAGACAAGATCAGTACCGACGTGCAGCTCGTCACCCTCCACCTGGTAGTGAATGGAGCTTTGCAGAGCAAGGCTCTCACGCAGGATGCCGGGTCCCTTCTTGTGGGCCAGCGTGCGCGGCGACAACGGGGCCCACGGTGCACCCGTAGGCGAAATGGCCTGGCCGAACCGCTGCTGGGTACTCGGTACGAGTACTTCGCCGATCTCGGCCAAGGCATCCTGCACGTGGTCCAGGCGCTTGGCGAGATGCGCCAGGCGCGCAGCAACCTCCTTGACGTTGACCTCGATGCTGTAGCTGACGCCGCTCATTACAGGGCGCCGTCCAGGAGCTGGTACCGCTCGGTCGCCAGATGAGCGGCATCGAGCAATGCCAGAGTCTGCAGGCGCCCGGATACAGCGCCGCCCTGTCCACGGCCGCGCGGCCCCGTGGCGTCCAGGGCAAACGATGCGACTGCAAAGCGTCCGTCAGCGATGGCATGGGCGTACAGGAGCTGCTGCGCGTGCGCGTCCCACAACACGGGCACCGTTCCATCAGCCAACACCTGCGGAAGATCCTGGGCAAGCCGCTGCAGCGCAGACAGGGCATTGCCCTCGGTGCTGGCCAGCGCGGTGGCCAACGCGTCGTCATCCGCCGTCAGCAAGGCGCTGGTTAACGGCTTGTCCGCCCGTCCGGGCAAGGTGCCCTGGTCGAGCCGTTGGGCCACACGCGGTCGAACGAAACCCACCGGCTGCTGGACGGATGGCATGTCGGCATCTGCGCTTTGCGCACGGCGAACGGCCGCTGGCCAGTCCGCGAACATGTCGGCCTGGCGACGTTGCGCATCGCTCAGGGCGGCATCGCGAAACGGCTTAGGCATGGTCATGATCTTTTGCCCCATGCGATCAGCCGCTGGCATCGATGCAGCCGCCTGGCCCACGTTGTAGTCAAACCCGGGATCGATGCCCGTCGTGTCGTCCACGCTCGTCGGTGCCTCGTCGGGACCCGTCTTGCCCAGGGCATCCATATCGCGCTGAGCGAGCGTCCGGGTGGTGCACTGACAGCCGTAGCCGTTCGGGCAGTAGTGCGTGTTCCACCAAGGATCATCGACAAGCAGGATGGTGCCGTTCCACGCCAGGTGTTGAGGGCGCGGGTGGCGCACCGAATCGTTGTGCACATATTCCATATACGGCCGGCGATGCTTGATCGCCTGGATCTGCTGCCAGCGCCCGGCCATATAGCTGCTGCGCACGTTGGTCGTGTAGATGATCCGGGTACGCCAGTTGCGACCTCCGTTGTACTCCCAGCCGGTGCGCGCAACGACAGCGTCGAAGTCCTTACGGAAGCTTTCGATGGAGCCGCCGCCCAGCACGGCCTTATCCACCGCCTTGCGCAGGTCATCGAGCAGATCCACGCGTGCCGCACCAGCGACCATGAAAGCCTGTGCATGGTCCTCCCGCTGAACATCGCGCCAGGTATCGGTGGGTACGTTGACCTTGCGCCGCCAGAAAGCAGCCTGCTCTTTGAAAGGCAGGCTGGTGGCCGTGGGAGCGCTGACGCTGGCAGGCGAGCCAATCTCCTGCCAGCGTCCATCGACCAGGCGAAGCCGCGGCTTGGTATCAGCCACTGGCCGCCTCCTGCATCAGGTCGTAGCGGCCCGATGCCTGTGCAGCATCCAGCGCGTCCTGCATGCCTTGAGCGAACCCATCCAGACTCAGCTCAGCGAACTGAGCGAACAAACCATCGCGGACGTCGTCCAAGGTCGCGGCCTGGTCAACAACGGCGCGGATCTGGTCCAGCCACTGATCTGTGATCGCACCTTGCTGCGTATCGAGCTGAAGCGCGATCGCATCGACGCGGTCGACGGACACGGCGGCATCTGCTGGCGTCGGCTGCACCTCAGCGTTGAGTGCGCGATTGGCGGCGACGGACTTTGGCGTTGCCGATTGCAACAAGACGGCACCGGGTGCTGGATCGGCAAGCCCCAACTTGTCTCGTACCACGCTCTGCTCGACCTGAAGTCCCAGCGGCACAAGGATGCCCAGCGCCTTGACCAGTGCGGCGACATCCTCGGGCTTGGGGACGTTAACGGTCAGACGCGGATAGCGACCGGGCCCGAAGTTCAGGTCGATGAAGCCGCGCACCAGTTGGCGTTGAAGCGTGTTCTGCAGCGCCTTGGCATCAGCCGTGAGCAGATCCTCGCGTACGAGCTGGTGCACCTGCGCCTGCGCCATGCTCGCCCCGTCATCGGCGGTCATGGTCTGACCGATGACGCCCTTGCTCACCTGCTTGTCCCACCATTCCGCCAAACCACGGAAGAAGTCGCCGGCACCCGCCGTCTGCGCTGCCGTCTGGAAGTCGATGGACATGCCGGAGGGCATCACTGCCGCCGCGTCACTGCCGAGGTTGGCTACGGCCGACATCAGCTTGGCGATATCGTCCGCGCTCGCTCCGGGACCGTACTTGCCGACGCGCATGGGAAGGCCATAGATGTCCGCGAACGACATCCAATCCTTCCACGCCCAGGACTTGCACATGTAAGCCACGGCAGCGAGTCGCGCGAGGCCGCCACGAATGGGAAGGCCCGGCCGGATGCGCGGGTAGTGCACCACGAACTTGTAGGGCGCTAGGGCGATGCCATTGACCATGTCCTGCGGGTCGATCAGCCGAAGCTCACGGCCCGTGTCACGGTCGAAACGGAAATGACGGGGATCGCGCTCCTTGTAGTCGCACGGCATCCACGTCTTGCCACTCTTGTCCCACATGATCTCGCTGACCGCGTAGCCGGCGCCCAGGGCGTTGACGAGGTCCGCCCGCAGCTCGTCGAACTCCGGAGCCGCGACCAGTTCGCGAAGCGCGTCAGCCATGCGCACGTCGGCGGCATCATCGGTGAGCGATTCGACCGTCACATCGAGGCCCGACGCAGCGAGCTTTCGCGTACCCAGCACGCTAGCGTAATGCAGGTCACGCTCTTCCATCTCCAGGGCAAGCGTGAGGTACTCATCGGCGTCGCCCTGGTTGGCGGCTTCCAACATCGCGGCGAGGCGTCCCGGCGAAAGGCTGCCGGCCGTTGACGGGTACCACGTCGAACGGATGCCCGTGAGCGAGGGCGCGGACAGTTCTTCCGTGAGCTGGTCGTATTCGATGGGTCGACCGTACTGGTCGAGGATGGTGGACTGCGCCATGGTTTAAAGACCTTTCTCGGTGCGCCATCCACCGCTGCGCTTGATAGCGCGCGGCAGATCGGCAGTGGGTTTGACGCGGTGGATCGCATAGACCACAACATCCTGGCGACTGGCGTAGTGCGCGATCGCAAGAGCAATGGCGGCATCGGCGTGTCGCGGCTGGTTGTCCTGGCCTTTGCCCTTGTAGCCGTCGGGAAGACGGCCGACGCCCTTAATAAGCTTCAGCGCTCGCAGGTCGTTGCGGATGTCGATGTCCTTGGGAATATCGAACGCACCGTCTTCGAAGGCAGTCTTGAAGGCGGGCATCTGCTCGCGGTACCAGCTCTCACTCAGCATCAGCCGCTCGATGTGTTCCTCGCCATACTTCTGCCACGCGAACTCGGCCAGCGACTGCCCGTTGCCGCGCGCATCGAGCACGCCCTTGGTGAATCGCGGCAAGCGATCGATGACAAAGAACAGGATCTGCTCCTGCTGGCGGAACGGGATGCCGCGCAGCTCCAGCATGAAGGGCACCCTTCGGCGGAGTCGCTGCAGGGTCTGAATGGGGGCGATGACGGTCAAGTCATGGTCACGACCAAAGTCCTGGCCGAAGGCGTGTTCGAGCGTCGGATCGAGGGCTTCCAGGAGCGGCAGCACCTCGCCCTCCAGCCACGCTTGGCACGCATTCCACCGGGTGTGATCGTCCAGGGCGGCAAACGCGACCGGCTGCGACCACCGCAGTACGGGGACATCGATTGACCTTGCCTCGATCAGTGCGCCAGACAGGTAAGCGTCGGTGCCGTTGGACGGAACGCAGTCCAGTTCCTCGGCAGCGCCGTCGCCATAGAACTTGTAGACGCCCGCGACCCATTCGTCCTGGCCAGCCTGCGTCCACTCGACGCCCATCCGGGAGCAGACCCTGCGGTAAAGTCCGTTGGCGATGGCCGTGGCGAAGTCGATGCGGTGAATCGAGCCGGAGCGCTTGCCAGCATGGATATCCGTGATCAGCTCGTTGAAGGCGTTCGTCTGACCGTTATGTGTGCTGATCACGCGGACCTTTCCGCCCCAGATCAGCAGCGCCATGGCAGCCTTGAGCAGCTCATCGAGCTGGTCATGGAACGCGGCCTCATCGATCACCACCACGCCCTGACGTCCGCGAAGATTCGACGGACGGGAAGTCAGTGCAACGATGCGGTGGCCGCTGTCGGGAAACCGAATCGTGAAGGTCTTGATGCTCTTGTCTTCCTCGCTCTCGCCCTCCCAGATGCCTTCCTCCATCTCGCCCGCCGCGTAGTTGAACGCGCGTGCGAACATGGCACATGCCTCGATGTACTCGATGGTCATGTCCTGGTTGTAGGCGATGTAGTAGACGTTCTGGCCGCCCGCTGCCTTGGCGGATGCGGCGATCAACACGTCGTCAGCTGCCTCCGCCCAGGTGAGGCCGGTACGGCGAGACTTCTCAGCAACCTTGAACGGCGAGTCGTCGGCGATCCACTGCTGCTGGTACGGCATCAGCACGGCGCTGCTGACGCTGGCTAGGTTACTCATTGGCCGATACCGAGGATCTTGTGGCGGATCTCGTCGGCAGTTTCAGCCGTGAGCCCACCTTTGCGGGCGATCTTGTCAACTTCGGCGGCCGCGCTTTCACGCTGGACGCGAACTTCGGCGGCGTACTTCTTCTGGCTGATCGTGGTCCGGCCAAGGTCGGCGATCGCTCGGGCAAACTTGGGCAGATCCAACTTGTCGCTGTTGGCCGAGACCAGCATCGTGAACAGGCGATCCTGCACTAGGCGCATCAACGCATCGTTGACGGCGCCGTCGTCGTCCGGCGAACTGGCTACCACCGCGCGCGCCTGCTCAGTGCTCATCTTGACCGCTGCCAGGCGGTCTTCGAATTCCTGGCCATAGCTGTGCAGCGCGCTCTTGCCGATGGTATAGCCACGCTTGGCCAGCTCGGTCGAAAGGGATTCGTAACCGCTGAAATTTCCCTCGACCAGGCGATCGTCCAGCCACTGCTTCACAGCGGCCGGCAGCTGGGTGACCTTGCTACGCGGTGCCATCAGAATTTCGACGGGCGGGCGATGCCCGGCAGGCAGTCCACGGTGTACTCGACCAGGTCAACGCCGTAATGCGTCAGCTCGGCGGACCAGTGCGAGGTATGGACGTCGAGGATCCGCAGCAGCTTGCGGTCGTCCAGGTAGTCAAGCTCCCGACGCAACTCCTGCATCGTCAGCGACAGTTTCGCGTCGTTGAGCGCAAGCAGCACCGTATGCTCGCTCACCGGCAACGGACGGCCAGCATCGAGGATGCGCAGGATGCGCCAACGGGCGGACTCCCGCTGAATCTTGCCCAGGTCGATTTCACTCACGATTTATTCCCCCCGTTGATTTTCATGCTGTAGACCAGCTCCATCAGTCGATCGAGCTTGGAATCCTGCGTGGTCGCAAACCGAATCCAGTCCTCGCGTGTTACGTACTGCCGAGGAAGCTCATCGCGCAGCTGCTCAACTCGCTGCGCGATGTTGGTTACCCGGCCGGTCGTCTCTTCCAGATTGCTTTCGAGCGTCTCGAACTGATCGCGCTGGGCTTTCTTCTCAGCCTCGCGCAGCTTTTCCATGGCGTCAAAGCGTTCCTGCATACGCCGTTCGAACTGACCCAGCAGCAACTTGCCGAATGTAAAGACGACGCCGGCAAAGGCACTGATGAGGATCAGCACTTCGCGCGTATTGAGCTGGATCACACTGCCCACGCATTTCTCCTCACGTAATGGGCGGCATGCTGCTCGGCCACGGTTTCGCACTCTCGACATGCCGTTGCATGCGGTACGGCAGCGAGGCGCTTCTCAGCAATCGGCTCATCGCAATGGACGCATACACGACGCCCGTCTGCTGCATGCCTGGCAGCGGCACGCGCCAGTCGGCCGCGTTGCAACTGAATGGTGATCAGGGCGTTGCGGTCCGCATCCTCCTGCGCTGAGGCAATTTCGAACTCATCCATGTGCGCCATCCTTCGTGACTCTGTTACGCGTCGCAACGACGTTCCCCGTTTTCATCCAGCGACGAATACCCAGCTCGCAAGCCTTGGTCAAAGCGACGCCGTTGGCCATGCCAACGTGGGTTGCCCGCTGATCACAGCCGCAATAGCAACGTCTGCGCGAAGCTGGTCGCACTTTCACCATGTATCTCTGGTGATCCTGGGCCGAGCCCCATTGCCCCCATGAGCTTTTCATCGTCTTCCTTTCCATCCTTTCTCTGATCTCACGGCGAGACTGCCTTCTGCACGGCGGCGCCAATCCGGGCGGTCGTAGCTCGATCCGCGTTGCACCGGTTGAGGGTTCCGCGCCAGTCTTCGCTCCAGCTGACGGCATCGAGAAGACACCAGCCGGGAGCGCCATCCGCAGCGCGGCACCGTTGTGGCGGCGGTGCGGGAGCTTCAATCGCATCCGTCAGCTCGGCCGGCATCGGTGCATACGTCACTGCGGCGACCGACAGGACCGTTGTCTTGGTCGGTACGGGGCGGGGTTTCCGGCTCCCCGAACAGCCGACGAGCGACAGCAGGGCAAAGCACACCAGCCAGCGCAGCACAGTCGGGGTTTTCATTCGCGGCTTTCTCCAGGGCTTGCTTGCGCGTATCGCGCTCGATGTCGAGTTGTTTTTGAACAGCGGCACGCTGGGCTACGGCGTCCGAGGCGGTCTTCTTCGCCGTCGCAAGGTCCGCCTGCTGCTTGTCCAGGCGTTGCTTCACATCGGCCAGGGCGGCTTCATCCATCTGTGCCTGGCTCTGCCACAACGCGCTGTCGATGGCGGAATCGATGTACTTCGACTGGGCCGCCTCGTTGGTCGACCTGCCACCACCGAACCAACCGCTGACAAATACGAGTGCCAGAATCAGCGAGTAACCGAGCACGCGCTTGGTGGCGGCCGTCAGAGAGATTCCGCTCAGTTGGGCAGCGATCGTCACGGGCACACCGCCTGTCCGGCCCAGCCAGCAGCGGCATAAGGGGACTGCAGGGTGAGCAGGATGCGCGATGGATAGGCGCGGTTCTCGGCCCGCGCCCAGGAAGCGCGCTGGGTTTGTCGATCAACGTGACCCCACCAGCGCGAGGGGTCACACCCAGACACATGCGAGCAGAGGGCGCGGTCGCGATTCAGCCAACCGGCTCCGCCGTTGTACGCCGAGAGAGTCATCGCCCAGTGGTCACAGTCGCCGCGCGCACCCGTGATGCCTGAGTACAAACGGTAGTCGTATCGCACCAGTGCGCGAATGGCCCAGCGCGGGTCGTACGGATCGGACGGCCCCAATTCCGGATACCACCGCGCCATGTCTGTTGCGGTGTCCGTTGTGAACTGGGCAAGGCCAGCTGCATAGGGGCTTCGAGCATTCGAGCGCCAGGCGCTCTCCTGCTCGATCTGGGCGCCGAAGGCGGATACGGGCGCATTGATGCCCCATACGGCATGGGCCTCCCGCTGCACTGTGCGCTGCCACGCTTCGGCGGCTGGTGACGGGATGCTTGTGGCGTGGGCTGCATTCAATGCCCCCAAGCCAATGGCGATGGCAACAAGCCAAACCAGAAATGCGCGGATAAGGCTGCCCTGGGCAACGAGGCGCCCCTGCCAGCGAGCGAGCAGCAGGGCTATCGCCAGGAGGCTATAGGCCCACATCACAGGCCCAGCCCTACGGCGAGCATTGCACCCGCCATGATCAGCGCCCGACCGATGGTCAGGGCGGCGGAGATGACCGGCACTTCGCGCAGCCGCTCGGGTACTGCATGAATCAGGGTGATCTTTGCCAAGTGGTAGCCGACGATGGCGGCGAGCATCTGCTGCCCGAATTTCAGCGTCAGCACTCCCGCCGCCTGGGGCGAGATAAAGGTGACGATGGCCAGCAGCACCAGGGCTGCGACCCACCAACGCCAGACGCGAGTGATCCCGGTCAGGCCAAACGATCTAAGGCGAGCTGCTACCCATGCGGTAACGGCATCGCGGATGTGCGACGTAAACGACATAGCGGCTCCCCGTAGGTCACATGACCCCGTGTGCCGTCAGATTCGTCTATCGCGCGTGTGAGCTGATATTCAAGCCCTTGTTAGCAAAAGCCCCGCACATGGCGGGGCTTTGCAGGTACCGTCTAAGGTCCTAAGCGATTAAAAGCGCTTTACACCGGTCGACCCGTTAGGCTCGATATCACAGATTCGCATACATGCGCTTTTGGCCACGGCGACTCCATCAGCGCCTACTTCGAAATAACAATGCTGGCCAGCTGCGTGCCAGTCTGCCGGAACGCTGTTCAAGGCACGGTTCTGGAGGACGACGGTGACCGTGGTTGCGGTCTTCCAGCCGACGGTTCGCTGGGTATCCATGTTCGGCTCGCCGACTTGATGGGAGACGCTGTTGATTTCCCCGGCGCCTGCTAGTTTCCCGAGTGAAGGGCACGAAGCTTGCAGCGCATCCTCTGCCTCTTTTGCCGCCTGATCGGCATCCAGCGACGCGATAGAGGCGATTACGCCGGCCCTTGCCAGCGGCGCGTCGTCGGCGGATGTGTCACAACCACCAGCCACCACAGCCACCATCAATACGCCCATCAAAGTAACGATCTTCATCCGTTAACCCCTCTCTCCGAAGCCAAAGAGATCCGGGCCACTACGGCGGCGGATCTCCCTCTGTGCGGCAAGGATCGTATAAATCCGCTGCGGTGTCAGCTTGTACTTGTTGACCAGCTGCTCAATCGGGCACCCCTGGTCGAAGTGCTCCGTGGCGATCTCGATATCGCGCAGTGCGCGTTTGAGCACCTCGCCCTTGGGCCAGTAAACGATGTGACCACCCAGCTCATCGATTGCGCTCATGACGACCTCGGGAGACAGGTCAGCAGCGCGCTCCGGTCCCAAATGCTTATTGAGGACCCATTTCACCGCCTTTAAAAGCTTCCCCACATTGCCCTCCCAGTGGTGGGCTTTGAGCTGCTTGAGGCTGTCGATGACCTTGTCGGCATCGAGCTGGCCGTCGTCACCGAACATGTCGGCGGTATCAATGCTGGTCTTTTCGTCCTTCATGGGGTCCTCGCGTATTTGGCCCGTGCAGCGGACTGGCGCTCGTCTCGTTCTTCCTTGCTGATGGCACCGTATTCGTACTGCTTCTCCAGCCACGCCAGATCCCGCTTGAGCGGATCTTCGGGTGGCTGCGGCGGGCTGATGCCCGTGCCGGTGCCCACGCGGTGATGGCCGGCACGACGTTCCACCTCGCCCTTGCGTTCAGCGTGGGCGGCTGGCTGATCGGCCAGCGCGTAGACGACCTTCCGCAGGTAGTTGTGGTTGCCCAAGGGCAGATTGAGGTCGGCGCGATTGTTGAGCATCTGTTCCATGCCTGCGGCCCACATCGCCGGAGTGGCAGCGCGTCGCATGCCGCTGCGTTCATCGGCGCACACCTGGGCAGCATTCACCAGTTCCTCCAGCTCGGCCAGGACCGCAGCGGCCTTTGTCAGGCGCAGCGTGGTCTTGGCCGGCTTGAACAGCCGCAGGTAGGCAAGCGCCGCTCGGGCCACAATCGGCTCCATCTCAGCGACCACGAGTGCCAGGCGCTTTGCGTCCCCCTCAACCAGCCCTGCCTCGATGGGAAAGGCCGTACTGCAGGCGGGACATGTCACGTTGATGCCCATATCAGTGCCGCACACCCTGCTCGTTGGCCTCGATCTGTGCGTGGCTGATATCAATCACGCCCCGCATGTCTTCCCAAAGCTTGTTGGCGGCGTCCTTGCCGAGCCTGGCTGTCACGACGCCCAAGGCGCCACTGATGACCAAGGCACTGAGCAGCAGCATCTCCTGTTCCGAATGAGCGATATCGCGGATCTCGCGGTTCACGGCGCTCGATAGGCGCCTTCCCTGTAGCGTGGCCTTGTCCATCCCATCCCGGTCAACCACGGGCCACCGCCTGCTGCGCCAAGTAGTCAAGCACCAGACGTAGCGACTCGCGGTGCCGCCGCCAGTGCGGGCGCAACGGGCGCAACATTTCCACCACACGTTCTGGCGCCCAGCCCAGCCGCTTCAGCTCCTGGTCGACGGCCCCACTTAGGACCCGCTTTTCCTGTTCCACAGAAAGGGCAGCAATGATTGCGCGCAGCTGCGCGTCCTGGCGTACCCACGTAATTTTGGCTATGCCCGTCTGCTGTTTCGCAATGGCATCGGCATACGACCACGGCAACGCCATGTCCGCCAGCAAAGCCTCAATCTTGGTGATCATCTCGGGCATGCCACTAAAATTATTCGGCTTGCCGGGATATTTGCCGGGCTTACCCTTGCTCATGGGTTTGGTGGCGCCCAGGCGGCGCATTTCCTCGATCAGGGCAGTTCGCTGCCTGCCATTGAGATCGGCTGCGCTTCGGACGGCATGGCCGTGTGCAGATGAGACGCGGGCTACCAGGTCACGGTAGGTATCCTCATCCATCTGGAGTTGCTGACGGGCGACGTGGATCGTGGCCAGCTGACCGCGGCGCATCGCGCTTCCTTTATCGATAGACATGGTTGTCACTGCGGACCCTCCAGTCGCAGCACCTTTCGCTGCTTGGGCTCGGGGTCGGGAAGGCGAACCTGGTCATCACGCACTGTCGCCAGATGCACGTCGACCTGCTTCCCGGCCGTGTAACGGCGCTCGTAGGTCCCTGCGTAAAATTCCTCGCATTCGATAGCCTGGCCCAAAAGCTGCACCAGCTTCATCCCAGCAGTAACGGGCATGAGGAAGGTCTGAAAGCCGATGGTGATTACGCAGAGGGGGCCTTTCTTCGGCTTCATGCGTGATGCTCCAGCCCAGCTGGCTGTGCCCCGCGAATACCCGACCGAAGCTCTGCATTCTCTCCGGCGAGAAACCCAGCCTGACGATCGCTTACTGTGCTAACACCTTTCCGGCTCAAGTCACGGCCTGCGCTCAACTCGGTTTCTGGATGGTTCAAGGCGATCGCTTGCTTCAGAAGCGACTTCTTGTCCTCGGTAATCTCTGCTGCAGGGAATAGACGACGTACGGATTGCACCCAGCCCAACGCAAATTCTTCGCCCCGCGCGACCTTGTTAACGCGCTTGCGAATGCGTGCTGTGTGCTTCATCCGGTCGGCATCCATCTGGCGACGCAGCACGGTGAAGGCGTAGGCCGATATCTCACCGGCGGTACCGGCACCATAGAAACGGATCGACGTCTTCCGCGTGAACTGCGAAACCATCACGACCACATCGCAGCCAAACCCGTCCGCGACGACCGATGCCAGCCACATCACTGACCTCGGCACCATGGCGCCTCGCGCCATGGTCGGGGACTCAGCGTGCTTAATGTCTGCTGCCAGAGCATCCGTTTCGGAGAGGCCGTGTTCCGCCATCAAGGCCCTCGCTTGGCGCAAGGCTGCTGCCGATTCGTGCGGGTTAGATGACCCGGCAAGCCGCAGGCACGCCAGCACCTTGCGTAGTGCGCGGTCGCGGTTCATGCGGCCACCGTCGACATAGCGGTAGGCTCTGGCGCGTTCTCGACAACCGACGTCCACGCGTAGACCCGCCCGGGTACGCGGACGTCGTCGGTCCCGGAGAGTGTCCATGTCGGCGGCTGGCCCGGGCTGTTGCGCCGGTAGGCCATGAACACCTGGCGATCGCCGTCGCCGTCGATGCAGCACACCATGACGTCGGTAATCGGTCGCGGGGACATGACGCCAATCGGCTTCCACGGACCCATCAGATCCGGCAGCCACTCGCGCTTTCCATCGGCGTGCAGAATGCTCCACTTAGCGCCTTTGCCCAGGACGCCCGCGAAGATATGCGTGGCCCGCAGCACCTCGTCGCGGCGGTCTACCTCGAACTGGACCATATTCCTCCAGGCGCCGCTGGTGTTGAGCTGCAGCATCAGCTTTGTCTCTTTGTTCATCGCTTCACCTCTCGGGTTGACGTTGAAATTCATATGCGCAGGCCTGCCCACGATCAGATCCCCGCGAGATCGAGGCTGATGGGCTGGTACTTGCCATTGCTGTCGCGTTCGTAGACGCGGATATAGCTCTTCGACCCGACAACCTGTACGGCATCGCTAATGGCGTCCATGGCCTGCAGCCAGCGCACATCCTTGATGTCGTAACGACGCAGCGCCAGGATGCTGCCGGTTCGGATCTTGCCGGCCGCATCGACGCGGAAGGCGTCTTGCACGATGACCACGATTTCCGCGCGGGCGCCGTTCGTCCAGTCGGCCACGCAGATATCGATCAGTTCCTTCGCCGCCTGCAGGCGCTCATCGAAAGCGATGGTTTCCTGCATCGCCCGGATGACCTTATAGCGGCCATCGAAGCTGAGCAGCTGGACGTTACCTTTCTCGCCGCCCAGGGAGACGTTGTACTGCTCAGCACTCAGCGATACGAACGCCGCGATGTCGGCATAGGCCTGGGACTTGAATGCCCGGAGGCGCTCTTGTTCTTCCAACGCCTTGGCAACGATCTCGCCCACGAGCGCGTCGCGGGCCTGGTCGATGGGCTTGATCTTGCTCTCAGGGATCAGATGGCCCTGGGCATTTGTGCGGTAGCCCGTCGGGGCATTAGCCGAGGTCGATGACATGGTCTTGGACTTCCTTCAGTTCTCTATGGATGGTGAGGATGGCGAGCGCTGCCAGGGTTTGTGCCTTGATTGCCGGTCTATCAGGCGACATAGGCGGGGAGTAGTCGCACACAAACTTCACAGCGTCCCCGTCACTGGTGATGGTGATGACGGCTTGTCCTTTGCTCATTCCGGGGCGCCGAGCAACATGAGCACACCGCTGTGCATGGCCTTACTTGCACGCGCGAAATGAGCCACCACAGCGGGATTAAGGGCCATACCGATGGCCCTTTCGAGGGTTTCATCGAGCAGCGCTGAAGTGCCACGAATGAAACCCAAGAGCTGCATTTCAGGCGAAGGCTGCGGGTCAGGCGTAGGTGCCCCGTTTGCCGCAGCGGTGGCGGCCTTCCCCGCCACAGCATTCGGACGCACCGGCTTAACGGAGGCAGCGACATCGGCGACGGGTTCGGCGGTTTCGAGCGTAGCGGTGGCATCGGCAACCACCTGTTCGAGCTTCGGTGGTGGCGGTGCCAAGCGATACGCCAGTTTGCCTTCGACCGTCTCGGCAAGGAATTCACCCGCGCGCTTTCGTTCGCCGCACAGCGTGTGGACGACATCAACGTTGGTGCCCGATGGGAGATAGCCCTGGATCTGGTCGACAGTCATGGGCGCCTCAGCGTCGCGAAGCACAACGCGGATTCGATCAATGAGAGGTATGGTCACGTTTGATCCTTGTGGGTAAGCCGGACCGAAAGCGGTGCGGAGAATGTGATGGGTGGTGTTCCGGTGGCGCTCGATGAGCCACGGCGGCAGGTCGTTGTCGTCAACTTCCGGCATAGCTGGCGTGGTCGGCTTGCGTGACCCATGCAACGACCGCTGCCGTGGCGCGGGCGGGCTCTATGCCCTGGAAGATGCGGCGACGCAGGCGTGCTTCCGCCTGTGCCAACACCGTGCTATCGCACTTGCCGCGCAGCTGGCGGCGCAGGTTCTCGACGGCGGATTCGGCGACGGGCGGCGTGGCCCGCAGGGAACGAAACAGTTCGATGACTTTCATGGAAACTCCTCGGTGAAGGCGGCTCAGCCGCCACGGCGGTGGGAACAATCAGGGCACGCGTTGGCGAGCTGCACGCGCATAGGGTTGGTGGCGGCGAAACCACGGCGCTGATACTCCAGGCAACGATTGCGCGGCAGCTCACCGATGACTGGACACTCGACCATGAGGCCCATGAGCGCGCCTTCGACAGCCTTCTGCACGGCACTCAGGTCCCCGCCGTAGTTCCCCTTTAGCACCTGGTTAACGACGGTGGGCGAGTAACTTATCTGGCGCGCGACGGCGGCTTGGGTGCTGGCCTTGCAGGCCTCGCGGAGTACGGTGATCCAGTCGCTCATGGCTTGGTCTTCCTGTTCTCTCGAACTACGTATTCGATGTCGGTGTTTGGGTCCCACACGACGGTGTTGTATTTGACGATGGCTGGTGGCCGGTGCCCTGTGTCCCGCACCAAGGTGTGCCTCGCGGGCTTATTCCCCCCTTTACTGCGGTACGTCGTCTTCACGTACCCGGCGTGTCGCAGAAAATGGAGGTAGCTCAGGGCGACCGATGTGCTCTTTAGCTCGCAGACAGCAACTAGCTCGTGGGTGTCGAATTGGCGCAAGATCCGCATCGCCGACCACATACGTACGCGCGAGCCGCCCTTGGCGGATTTCTGCTTGCGTAACGTCCAATTGCGTTGCTTCGGCGTCATGCCGCCGCCGAGTCGCTGAAACTGAAGTTGCGGCCTCGCGGCCAGTCAGAGAGTGTCATGGTCTTGAGGCCCTTGGCCTTGCCGACCTGCTCAATGTGCGACATGCCCACCACTGCGAGGCGCATGCTGCCTTGCGTCGCGTCGTAGAGCCGCTGTAACAGCTCCACGTCAATCTCGATGTCGCACAGCTGAGCTGCCATCAGCGTAATGTCCTCGCGCGTGGCCGGCTTGAACTGCACCCACTGGGATACGCGGCCCGCAAGCTGCGGACGGCTGCGCAGCTTGCGCTCGATGCCCGACATACCGATCAGCACAACTGGCACGGTCGCGAGGTCGTGGATATCGCGGAGCGTCTCCACCAGTCGCTGCTGCGTGACCAGGTAATCCGCCTCATCGACAAACACCGGTCGGCCGGTTTCCGCCAGGCGCTGAACGATCAGCTCAACGGTTTCCACGTTGCTGGGGCGCGGGTCGAGGTCCAGTTCGCGGGCAATGGTGCGGAGCAAGCTGCTCGGCGTTGTGGTGGACAACGCACGGACGTAAACGCCGTTGTTGCGCGTGATCAGCCACGTGGTGGCGGTGGTCTTGCCCGCCCCGGTATCGCCGTAGATGAGGCCCATGCCGGGCATGCCAGGCTGGCGGTTGAGTAGCGCATCGGCGGCTGCGCTGAGGCGGGTCACGTTGCTAACAGGTACGATTTTGCTTCGCATTACAGTTTCTCCCATTGGTTACTGAGCATTGGGCTCAAATAGTCGAACTCGGTGCCGAGGCCAAAGGGCGTTCCGCCCCATTCCTCAAACACCATCCAGCGCCCGGTGAATTCCGGGGTTTTGCGATAGGTGGCGAGCCACTTGCTGCTCAACTCATCCAGTGACGGAGCTGCCAGCAAGCGGATGCCGCGCGCGAATCGGCTTTCTTCCGTTTCGTTTTGCGACTGGTCATCGCGTAGCAGGTCCCGGACCGTTTCAAAATTGGCCTTGGTCAGCGGGCGCAGGTCGGCTGGCATGTCGGCAGCGTCGAGCGCGGCGGCCGCGTGCGTGGCAGCGTCCAGCGCGGGCGTGATGTGAGTCACGCCGTGTTGCGGCAGCATGGTCAACATCGATGCATGTGCGGCCTTGGCGTCCAGGATCTCCATGGCTATTTCGCGGGTTTTCGCCTTGCGGCCAATTGCGCGCAACTCGTTGCGCTTTTCGCTGATCAGCTTGGCCTGGCGTGCCTTGGCCTCGATGGCCACTTCGCGGCGCGAGATACCCAGCAGCTCCGGGCACTCGGCGATGCAGACAAAGGCTTCGTCGTGATAGACCACAACCCGGCCCTGGTCGGCTTCGTCGTAGAGCACCTGTACCTTTTCGCCCACCAATGCACCCAGCTCGGGCGCGCCGTAATACATGCCCTCAATACGGAGGCCCTTCTTGGCGACCGTGCGTGCGCCCGTACCGCCCGGTGCCTCGGCCATCAGCACATCGAGGGCGCGTACGTCGCGGATGCGGCGGACCTCGGTCGTCGAGCTAGCTACGCGCTCGAAGACGCTCATCCCCGCCAGTCCGCCCCTTGCTTCCTGCGTATAGACGTCGGCCAACCATTTGTCACAAAAGGCCTGTAACTCGGCCGACGTCATGCGCAATTGCACGGTGCTGTTCTTCTTGAACAGGCGTTCCGCGAAGCTCTTGCCAGCGCGCAGCGCCTGCGCTTCGGCCACGTTGTGCCCACTGAAGCCCGGAAGCATTTCCAGCAGATCGTGCGAGAAGGTGTGAAAAAACCGCTCGATGTGGGGCTTTTCCCAAGGCGAGAACGGTGCGCTGAGCTTTACGTCGACGCCGAGACTGGCAAACACACGCTGCATGCGGTTGCTGACATAGTCCTGGCCGTTGTCCAGCTTCGCCCGCTCAGGCACGCCCCACTGCATAAGGGCGCCGCGTAGCGTCTGGCAGACCGCGTCCGCGCTACTGGTCTTGGTGACACGCAAGGTTGCGCGACGTGACCACACGTCGATGATGCCGACCAGGTTGTGGCGACCGTCAATCAGTTCGATATCGCCAGGGGTGCTATCGAACTCCCAACGCTCATTAAGGCGGGACACGTCCTCGCTGGCGTTGCCCATGGCGAGCATGTACTTGTTCTTCCACTCATCCGGGTTGGAGAGCGCGGTAAATACCTGGTGGTTTTCCGCCTTCCAGTGGGTGAGCCAGCGCTGCACGCTGCGAAGCGTCGGGAGCGAGTCGCCCAGGTGCGCAAAGCGGGCCTCGATGGCGCGATGCAGATGCTTGCCGCCCAGGTGGGGCGTGGTCGAAATCATGCCCACCGCGAACTCGTAGAGCTGCGAATTTCCATCGATCAGGCCCGAGCCTTCGCGATTGCCGTATGCGCCCGCCAGCGCTGCAGCACCTTTTGTCTGCAGGGTCTTTCTCCAGCGCCGCAATGAGGCGCCCGAAACCTCGGGCCCAATGACGCGGCGGGCCATATCGGAGCCAACTTCGCCGGACGCGTATGCCCCGCAGAAGGTTTCGATGGCGGCGGTGATACCCATGCCGTGGTTGGCGGCAAAGCTATCCAACTGCACCAGTAGGTCCAGCCTTGCGTTCATGCGGTCGGCGCCATTGCCGGTCTTGCCAGCGGCGGCGGCAAGACCTGCTTCCATGGCGCGATGACGGGATGCCTGGTCGACGGCGGTCGCCAGGGTGTGACGGCGCCCCAGACTTTCGCCCGCACGGAAGTGAGCACTTGTTGACGCCGCCTGCGCGGCGGTGATTGCATTGGCATGGCGGACGGCGCGCTGAACGTCGTCGGGAAGCACATCGAGCTGGTATAAGCGGCGGCGACCGCCACGGACGGTTTGTTCGGAAAACGGCCAGCATTCGCTCAAAGCACGGCGTTCTGCAGACCGCTTAGTGACACGCAGTGCGAACGCGATACGCTGAAGGTCGATGCCATCCCCTGTGGACGCGCGGGCACCGTCGGCCATTTACACGCCCCTCCTGAGCTGGTTATGGAGGAGCTTTTCGATCTGGCGCAGCTTGTCCTGCTCGCCCTTGACCCGGCCAAGCTCGGCCGCGAGTGCCTCGCGCCCAATGAAGAATCGGCCGCCCCGAACGGCGGCAAGCCAGTTGCTATACACGTAGCTCTCGGTGGCCACCTCCAGCGCGGGCATGAGATAAGCCGGCGCATTGAAATCGGCCTTCGAGGGCGCCGTATAGCTGTCGAGCATGTACTTCGATACGTCCTTGCCCGTCAGCTCCGAACAGCGGCACGCGACGGCCGTACGGTCATGACCGTCGAGCATCGTTTTGACCAGGTCAGAGATGGCGGGGCGAAAATCCATGCTGCCCGGTGCACTGGTCGCAGGCACGGGCATGGCGAACATGTCGTGGGTGAGAGCGTCGCGGCGGGCCATGATCAGCCCCCGACCAGAGCGTGGCGGGGGGCCGGGACGATCGGATAGATCGGACTCATGTCAGTTATCCATTCCTGGATTGCGAGTGACCGGCCTGCGGCCCGGTGGTAGCCTTCTCCTGCAGCGACTGATTACCCGGGCGACGAGGTGCGGCGCCGGCTTGGCTATTGGGAGTGACCTGATCGGCGCGATAGCGGCTGGGCCAGATCTCACCAGGCTTCTTGCCGAGAACGTCAGCGATGATTCTTTCGGCGCGGGGGTAACGGCGGCGGAGCGCGCCGGTCAGGGCAGTACGCGCCTGATAGCCGTTTTCGAAGGCAAGTTGTTGCAATGACCAGCCGGTCTTATGGACGGCAGCGATGATGTCTGCGGTGTGCCAGTCCTCTTTCGGGACTGGTTTTTTTAGGGCCGCGTTTGTAGTCAT